AGTTATTGTGTAAGGCTCATGACCTGCGTTATATAGAATGACCCCTATTTCTTTTCTATAAGAATTATCTATCGTTCCAGGTGTATTTAAAACTGTAATCCCATGTTTTAAAGCTAGTCCAGAACGAGGGCGTATATCTGCTACTGCATAATGCTCAGTATCTAAAAACATACCTTTGCGATGACCTTTGTATATTTCGTTATACTTATTTAGGCAATCATTTTCTTGATTTTCAAATAAATAATAAACCTTACCACTTATAGGTTCTTTTTGAGATGATCTACATATTTTAGCTTTTGGCAACTCAAGACTAATCCCTGTTTTTACTAGGATTCTCCCTTGAGGGTATAAAACACAATATTTGTCTTTTTCCCTTCTATTAAAATGGCATTGCCTAATATAAGCTAAATGCTCTTTACCAAATCTGCCAACGCTCCTATAAACATCATTATCAAAACTTTTTGTCTTAGTATCTTCTAAATTTTTTATACAAAAATCATCAGCGTATAAATCCCATAAATCCCCCTGATTTTCTTGAGTTGGTACTTTTGCTGTATCTGTTAGTAGTTTTACTTTAAATGGTATATTCATTGTCTTTTTATTTTATTTATTTTAGATAGTAATTACTAACTTAATTTATTTTATACATTTTTTTTGTTTTCTCATAATTATTTTATTAAATCCATTAAATCAATATTTGGTCTTCATCTTTGCGGGATTCTTTTTCTAAAGATAATGAAAAGCCTTTATCCATTGCCCATATTTCAACAGCTTTTAATATATTTAACATCTGCTGTCTTGTAGCATCTCTAATTCTTCCCACTTCTTTTTGTTTCAATCTAGCTTCAACTAACTCTTCAATCGTGGCATCTGGCAACAGTCTTTTTAATTCTTGTCTATTTATTTTTACATAAATCAAAGCTTCTTCTTTTTTTATTTCTCTAAAATAACCTGCTTCCATTTTCAAAGCATCTTTGAACGAATCTTTGTTATAAATAAGTTTTCCAAATCTATCAGCTCCATGATTCGCCAGATACTCGTTGTATTGAGGTAATAGCTGGATTACTGCACTATGAAATGCTTTATTTTGTTGGTCAGTCTTTTTACTAGAAGAGATTTTTAAATATAAATTACCCTTACTATTTTCTAATAATTTTTTAAAGTTATTTTTTATAGTTGTAAAATTTTTTTCAAAATCACAATTTTTATCATACTGTTTTACTCCTTGAGTTTCAATATATCTAAATTGATATTTAGAAAATTTTATATTTTCTATTATAGATTTATAGTTCATGTTTTAATTTTAGTTTGTTAGGTATTAAATCAGTAACACAAATTTTTAAAATATTGGCAATTAAAACTATCCAAGAAAATTTTATCATTACTTCACCCCGCTCCCACTGTTCAACACTTTTGGTACTAACATTAAGATTTTTTGCTATTTCTTTTCTAGTCTTTTTATGCTTTTTTCTTATTTCTTTTATATTCCTGCCAAGAATTTTATTAATTTCTTTTGAGTTCATTTTAACTGTGATTTTAAGTTTTTAATAAATTGTCTAGTGGTTTTTGTTGGAATAGTTTTTTTATTCTCATAACAGTCTTCAAATCTACCAACTAAATTTTTATTAATTAAAAGTTTTGTTTTTAATATATCAATCTCTTCCAAAAGATCCGATTTTGATTTAAAATAATTTACTATCATATTGTTGTAATTTAGTTAATATTTCGTTTTTTAAGTCAATAGTTTTAATTAATAGTTCAGATAATTTTTTAATATATTCTTCATCTCTATAAACCTTTACAACCAACATTTTTTTATTATCTTTGAAAAATGGGTGATAAGATATAAAATTACAATATTCTCTTTCTGATATATATAATCCTCCCTGCACTTGGGATTTATATTCTGTTGGTAATTTATTATCAACCAGATATTTTAAATGATTTTTTTTCAATGGACATTTTATTTCAATTAATCCATTATCATCAATTAGACCGTCAGGAGAATAACCTATCTCATCTTTTCTAATAAAAGTTACTTGATCAATTTTAACATCATTAACAAAAGAATAATAACCCCTAGCCTCTTCTTCCAGCTCATTACCTCGAATCATAGCTTCACTTTGAAAAGATGCTTCTGGCTCTGTTAAAAGGCTATCGCTTGCCAACTCAAACGCATAATCTTTTAATGATTTACTTTCTGCACCTGTAGAGGTAATAATTTTTTTAAAATTACTAGCAGTTGCAATACCTAATCGTAATTGCAACCACTCTTGAGAACCCTGCTCAATATCCTTAATTATTTCCATTGTTTTTTGCTTTCACTTTTAACATATTGTATCCTTTTTCAAAATTTTCTGATTTAAATTCTTCTAAAGAATCAGTCTGAAAATAATCAAGAAAATCTTTTTCTTTTGATCCAGCTTCTTTTAATAATTTCTTTAACTTTGTAAGCTCGTCAAATGATATTGTAGTCCAATTTTCCTTAATATCATCTTTATTATACAATGATAAACCCAGACCAAATACAGCGATATTTTTTACTAAGCAACGCATAATAGATTTATTAATATCAAACATAGACGCCTTCTCAACAAATTTATTTTTCATTACTTCTTTTTTTTGCTTCTTAGTTTCGTCCCAATCTTTCACCTCATAAGAATATTTTTCTTTTTTCATTGATTTATTAGAAGAGTCCATTACTGGTAACCACATTTCATGAGTTAAATTGTTGATGGTCATTTTAGTAAAAACCATATAACCCTCTTCACTCTCAAAAAAAGGTAAATGAGAGTCATTTTTTATCACTTCGTAACTAGCTTCTGGATAAATTTTAACAACTTCTTGCCAAGCATCAGCCCAAGATAAATAAGATAGCTTTTGTTTTAACTTTACTTTACTTGTAATATCAACTTGGCTAAGTCTGGCAAAAATAGAATCGCCTTTTATTTTATTATCTGTCATATTTATATATTTAAAAGTTCTTTTAAGTCGTTATTATAAGAATCGTAGTCGCAAGAGTCGGAAGACTCTTTTATTATATCTGCCAATCTATCCCAATGGTCATCTGGTATATTTAACTGATTTAATATTGAATTAACTTCTTGCTTTTGTTTTGGTGTGTAAGTGTTTATAGTCATGATTTTTTTAGTTTAGGTTAATTACAATATTAATTGTATAATTACCAATTATAAAAGTCAATCTTTTTATTACACAAATTTAATTAATATTCTCACTAAAAAAGTTTTAAACCAATTAAGATTTGCTAATTTTGTTAAATAATATTCTCCATGAATATCGACTTTATAAATATAGTTATCTAAAAATTTATCTTCTCTTTTGAGGATTTTTTTTATTACTTTGTTTGACATTTTTTTGTTAATTTAGTTAATTACTAAATATATTATATAATTACCAATTATAAAAGTCAATCTTTTCTTGCAATTTAATTTTATATATATTATAATTTTTTTTGTGGGGGTGAACTCATATCTCTTTTTTTGGTTTGGTTAATTACGCCACCTCCACAACAACTATGTAATTAACTTAAACTAAAAAAACCATGAATAGAGAACAACTTTTAAGATCAAACTCAAATTTAACTACAGCAAGAAATTTAGCAATACTTTCAGTAGTTGCGGCTAATTCTGGTTTTGGCTATGCCTCTTATGCTAGAGATACTGACCAAATTACAGAAAGCTCCGCAGTAGCTGGTGCGGTAGCATGGCCGCTGAATGGCGTAGGAATATTAGGTGTAGTTATGTGTAATTTTTATATTTCAGTAAATAACTCACGGTTAGCAGCAATACAACCCGACATAGAAACGCCAAGTAGCTCGCCAAGCTCCGCCTCGATTAATTCAAGAACAGAATTAGAAAAAGAATAATATTTGACATTTAAAAATTAAGTATTTATACTTTTTTTTGTCTTAGGTTCAACATAAAGACAGATTTTTTATTATGAGGGGTGTTTTGAACCTCGCCCCTCGCCCATATTATACAAGGTTCAATGACATATCAAAATAATTCTAAAATAAATATATCAAAAAATTACACTATTATTCAAGGCTGGATGATTTCCGATTTTGGGTTAAAAGGCAATAGTTTATTAATTTATGCAATAATTTATGGTTTTTCACAAGCTGAAAATTGCAAATTTACTGGTAGTTTAAATTATTTAGCAACTTGGACTAATTCAACGAAGCAGGGAGTTATTAAAAGTTTGAAAATTTTACAAGAAAGAGGCTTGATTAATAAAGAAGAATTTTTTTCTAATGGGGTAAAAAATGTTAAATACTATACAACAAAGTTTAATGGGGGTATTAAACAAAGTTTAATGGGGGGTATTAAACAAAGTTTACCTAATAATATAGAGTATAATAATATAGATAATAATATAGTAATAAATAAACAGTTTGAACAGTTTTATAATTTATATGGAAAAAAGAAAAGCCCTAGTGATGTTAAAAATAAACTCAAGACAGCATTAAAAAAAGATAGCTTTGAAAATATCATGGCAGGATTAGATAACTACATTAAAAATAGATCGAAAGACAGTCAATTCTGGAAGTATCCTGCTACATGGTTAAATCAAGAGTGTTGGAAAGATGAATATAATCAATCAGAATCAAATTTAACCGAGGATTCTTTTGATAGGGTATTAAAAGAAATTCAATCAAATCAACCTAAATTAAAATAATTATGATAGATAGGTTTAAATTTAGAGCTTGGAACGGATTTATAAAAGAGCCAGCGATGATTTACGATGTCCAAAAACTTAATGGATATAGCAGTGGTTCATATCATCCAATAGAACAATTTATTACCAACATGGTTGAGGAAGATGTTATTATGAATAGCAGAGATTTTCAAAATTTAATTGATACACCAGCATATACAATTATGCAATGCGTAGGTGTAAGAGACAAAAATAATAATTTAATTTTTGAGGGTGATTTATTAAAATACAAAGCTTGCGATCAAGAATATTTGCTCGTAGTTAGTTATGACAAAGATGATTTACAATTTAAATTTTTTTCTAAAGGTAATAATTCATATCCTAGTGTAATAAAATCTGACGGAGTTAAAAGTTCAATCGCTGTGGTAGCTTCGCTTGAGCTGTCAGAGTGCGAAGTTGTAGGAAATATTTATGAAAACCCCGAATTATAAACAAATGATAAATAAAGAAACATACTTAAAAGCATTGCAATTGATTTGCCTTGATGCAGGGCTAGAATTTTCAGGAGAAAAGGGAACGCAACTTCTTAAAGGTAAAATTTTATTGTTTGAAGAGTTTTTAAAAGACTTTACTAATGAAGATTTTCAAAAAGCAACTTTACAAATTATCAGGAAAGAAACTTTTTATAATAAAATTCCGCAAGTGAAAGTATTTATTGAGTATTGCAAACAGGAAAAGGCAGCAAGAATTACAGAACAAAATGCTAAAAAAATAGAATTAATAAAAAGCGAAAAGCAAGAATTAATTACTGAAATTTATAAACATTTCAATATAATTTATGGAGATTATTTATTTAACTCGTTGGCTGCAACACTTAGATCATACAACAAAAAACAAATAGAAAAAGCATTTAATAATCTAAAAATACAAAAGCCTGTAACTTTAGAGAATTGGACAAAAGAACTAAATAAAAAATTATGCAAGTAGGAGAAAAAATTAGAAAATTTATAATTATGGCGGAGGAGGAAAGCGAAAAGGTGGATAAATATACTTTCCGCTGTTGCGAATGTGGATTAGAAGTGAAGACGACTCTTGGACAAATAAAACAAAGAAAACACGATCACTGTTGTGGAGTCAAAAAGGTTAATTATAAATCAATTACTTTACCAATAAAGATAAAAGAAAATAATACATCGCAAATAGCAAAATATTTAAATTCTGCCTACAATGTTAAAGCGTATATTTTTCAAGGAGATAGCAAAAAAAAACTTTTAAAAATAAATAAAACAACAGTTGAAATTGGTGATATAATAGATATAAAAAATAATAAATTAGAAGTAAAAAGAAAATATTTTAATATTTATGCTTGATTTTTATAATTAACAATTCTATTATTATTGATGTAATTAATTTTAAACTAAAAGAAATGAAAATAACAATTAAAAATATTTCACACGATCAAGTCAGAGAACTTAACAAGCAAATTGAAAAAATAGACAATTTAAACTTTGGAGGTCTTAGTAGCTTTGTAAACAAGACAGCGGAATGGCAATTCACCGATATTAAAGATGAAACAAGAGTTAAAATTGGGAAGTTATTTTTAAATTCTGGATTTGAAACAACAATTTTTAATTAAGTAAAAAACAATGAAAATAACATTACAACAAGTTAAAAACTTAGGTATGGGAGAAATTATCTCTTATTCAGGCGATGAGGCTTTAAAAAAAGTCAAACAAAATGGACATGCTTTACAACGGGTTAAAGAACAAACTCCTGAAATTTGTCTTGAGGCAGTCAAACAAAATGGACATGCTTTACAATATGTTAAAGAACAAACTCCTGAAATTTGTCTTGAGGCAGTCAGAGAAGATGGACATGCTTTACAACGGGTTAAAGAACAAACTCCTGAAATTTGTCTTGAGGCAGTTAAGCAAAATGGATTTACCTTACAATATGTCAAAAAGCAAACTCCTGAAATTTGTCTTGAGGCAGTCAAACAAAATGGACATGCTTTACAATATGTAGATGAATCTATTTTTAAAAAAGAAAAAGTAACAATCGAACTAACTCAAGAGCAGTTAGATAAAATTAAAAACTTAATATAAAAACAATGCAAAAACTAAGAATAGCAAATGTATATAATAAAGAAAGTAACCAGTATGAGAAAAATACTTTTGAGATAAGAGAAAGTTTAAAAATCATTTCTGGTAAAGTAAATATTTCTACAAAAAAAAATGATAAATATATATCAAAAACATTGCCGTTTGTGGCATTTAAAAGCCAAATAGACAGAGAGACAGAAAGAGCTATTTTGGACAGTAAGGGACAACTATTTGAAGCAGAAATTAATTTAATTGCTGATAATTTTCAGGATCAAAACGGGAAAACAATTAATTATATAAAAGTAGCTATTAATCAAGCAAAATTTGAGGCGGTAGATAAACACAACGAAGCCAAGGCAAACGGGTATCAGCCAGAAAATTTATTAGATGATGATATACCATTTTAAATAATTAGTTGACATATTAAAAGGGTGGTTTATACTTAGTTTTGTAATTAATTAAAACATAAAAATAACTATGACTACATACAAAACATTAGAAGAAGTTCAAAAAGACTATCCCAATTTGGATGTTAATCAGTTTACTTATTTTCAAAAAAACTATTTATTAAATAATGAAATAAGAACTATTGATGAAAATTATAATATAAATTGCACAGATTGCACAAATTGTAGATATTGCACAGATTGCACAAATTGCAGAAATTGCACAGATTGCAGAAATTGCAAATATTGCACATATTGCAGAAATTGCATAAGTTGCAAATATTGCACAGATTGCAGAAATTGCATGGGTTGCAAATATTGTGAAGATTGTCAGGATTGTATAAATTGTGTAGATTGTATAAGATTAGTAGATTGTAAAAATTGCCAAACATCAGAAGATTGCCAAGAATGTGAATATTGTGAAGATTGTCAAGATTGTAAAGATTGCGACGATTGTATAGATTCTTATAATTGTGTAGGTTGTGAGAAATCTATTAGTGAATATAATTTAAAATAAAAATGGAAAAATATAAAAATCATTCAGAAAAAATTAAAAAAGGGCAGGCAAAATCAGACAAAAAGGCAGGAAGACCAAGAGAGATTGACAGAAACGATATAAAAGAATTAAAAAAAAATTATACAATAATGAAAATTTCAAAAATGAAAGGAATTTCAAGGCAAGCAATTTATAATATATTAAATGAAAAATAATGAAAATTAACACTAAAGCAAAAGATTTATTAAAAGCGTATAATAAAGCAGTTAATGAATTACTTGTTGAAATCTTGCTAAGATCAGGATATGAAAATATTATCTTTGCCTTTCACGACGGTAAACAACTTTTAGATTGTGAAGCGGCAGAAGGTACAAACTTTTTAGCAGGCGATGGATATGATGATGGTAAAATAATTACAGGGGAATGGCTCAATAACAACATTGGCGAAACATTAATAATTAATCAAGACTATTGGGTAACAATGGAAACTTTAAAGCAAGCTGTAGAACTAAAAGTAGCTAATATTGAAGATATATTTGATTATTACGATTATGTGTATGAACAGGAGGAGATAAGAAAAGAAGTTTTAAATTTTAAAAATTGGTATAAATTAAAATAATTACTTGACATATTAAAAGGAGTTAGTTATAATTGATTTTGTAATTAACTCAAACTAAAAATAAAATGAATATCCAGAAAAAATTAAAATTAATAAGACAAGAAATTAAAAACATTGATAAAAAACTAATTAACTTATATATTGCTAATATTAACTTATATGAAGATAGCTTTAAAAATAATCAAGCTAGAATTGAAGATTTAGAAGCTAAACAAATGTTGCTTAAAGATGAAAGGGAAGAATTGATTAGTAAAACTATATAGATAAAACTTTATATTTATAACAAATTAACTAACTTAAACAAAGAGGAGGGTAAAACCTATTTATTGACTAATTAACAAAGTATCTTAATATATAAACATAACAATGTTAATTAATCACTTATGGCAGTAAACAAAAAACAAAAAGACAAAGAAAAGTTAGGAAGACCAAGAGTTATACCGCAGAAGTGGAATGAAGAATTGAAAAAAAAGTTGTTAGATAGTTATAAACAAGGGGGAAGTGATATTGTGGCAATAGCTGAGTTAGACGTCACAAGAGAAACATTTTATAGAATACTAAGATCAGATAACGAGAACCTGGAGCCAATAGAAATAGATTTTTTAGACACAATTAAAAAAGGAAACGTTTTAAGCCAACTTTGGTTTGAGGAAAAAGGAAGAAAAGGCATGGTTGGAGCTATAGATAATTTTAACAATGGTGCGTTTGTGTTTCACATGAAGAACAGATTCAGAAAAGGGGGATTTGATGGCAGTTGGGCAGATAAACAAGACCTGGAGCAAAATATCAAATCAGATGATGGAATCCCAGTAATTTTTAATCTAAAAACAGAAAATAACTAAAAAATTGAACCCTTATAAATCAGGGATTAGGCAACTTCTTCCACGGGGTGGAGACAGATAAAACTTTATGAAAAACTTAGAAGTATTAAAAAAGATAAATAATTTAAAAATATCAGATTTTAAAACACACCTAGAAAAATATAAAGTTTTTAATCTTAAAGTCTATATGTTGCCAAAATCATATATAAACAATATGCATGATAATATTTACTCATGTATTACAACAGATGATAACAAGCTGACAATTAAAGAAAAAGAAAACAATATTTTAATATCCGTCAAGAGTTTATTAAAAAAAACGAATGGAATTTAATTTACATTATAAACAATCATTGTGTTTAACAAGTAAAGCGACTGAAATTTTATATGGAGGTGCAGCAGGCGGGGGCAAGTCCCACTGTATGAGAACTTTAGCAATTGGCTACGCAGGCTTTATCCCTAACATACAAATTTATTTATTTAGAAGGAAGACGGAAGATTTAAAAAAGAATCATTTATATGGCAAAAATGGATTTTTAAACATTTTATCCCCATTGATTGAGAAAAGAATAGTAAAAATTAATGAATCGACTGGGAAAATTGCTTTTAAAAACGGTTCTATGATTCATTTGTGTCATTGTCAACACGAGAAAGACGTTTACAATTATCAGGGTGCAGAAATAGACATTTTACTAATAGATGAATTAACCCACTTTACAGACTTTATATATAAATTTCTTAGGGCAAGATGCAGAACGGCAGGGCTTGTATATCCTGAAAACACACCAGATTTTTTACCTCGAACATTACCAAGAATAATTTGTGGATCAAACCCAGGCGGGGTGGGGCATGAATTTGTAAAAAGTGAATTTATAGACAATAAAGACTCTTTAAAAATTTATCAGATGAATCCAGAGGAAGGAGGAATGACAAGGCAGTTTATACCTGCAAAATTAGACGATAACCCAACCATGACGCAAAGCGATCCTAATTACAAGCATAAATTGTTAGGTTTAGGGGGTGCATTAGCTAGGGCAATGCTAGAGGGCGACTGGGACGCTATCGAGGGAGCTTATTTTGACACTTTCAATAAAGATGCTCATATAATACCAAGGTTTGAAATTCCCCATGATTGGTTTAAAATCAGAGGCTTTGACTGGGGTTACTCTGCTCCTTTTGGGGTATTGTGGGCGGCTATAAGTGATGGAAGTTTATTAAACATTGGGGGGAAAGAAATTTCATTGCCTCGTGGTAGTTTAATTTTTTATCGTGAGTATTACGGATGGACAGGAAAACCTAATAAAGGCTTAAAAATAGAGTTGCCAGAAATAGCAAAAAACACGGTGGAAAGACAAGGAAAAGAAAAGATGAACAGACAAGTTGCAGATCCAGCAATTTTTGACGAAAGTAAAAAAAATATGGGAATGACACAGGCCGAAGAGTTGGCAAAATATGGATGTATTTATGAAAGAGCCGACAACAAAAGGGTAGCAGGTTGGCAACAAATAAGAACAAGATTGACAGGAAAAGACGGAAGGCCGTTAATGTATATTACTGAAGATTGTAAAAACTTAATAAGAACACTTCCAATAATGCAATATGACAGAACGAAGCCAGAGGACTTAGACACGGCACTAGAAGACCACTTGATGGACGTGGCCAGATATATAGCAATGTCAAGACCTATAACAATAGATATAAAGGAGGCTTTACCAGATCCAACACAAGATTTCTGGGAAAACTTTAACCCGCACCAGATAAGAAAAGGAAAGAAAAACAAGAACTATGAATAAACTTGACTTTTATCTAATTTTACATAACCTAGAAAAAAGTTATTTACTATAAGAATTATGAACAACGAAGACCAAAAGAAATCAAAACAAAAATCAGATTTACACGAAATTTGGAAAAAAGAAATTGAAAAATGTTTAATATTTCATGAGAAATATTTTAGAGAAGCTAAAAAATATGAAAATATTTACAAAGATCAATATAATGTGGAAGATGTAAACAGGTATAATATATTATATGCTAACACCGAAACACTAGCCCCCTTAGTGTACTCAAAACTTCCAAAGCCTAATATAACAAGAAGATTTAAAGATGAAAATGAGGAGGCTAAAATTGCTAGTGAAATTTTAGAAAGAGTCACAACCTTTTTTTTAGAAACAACAAAAGCAGACACCATTTTCAGTAAAGCAAGAAAAGACTTTTTAATCAATGGGCGAGGCTTAGTTCGTGTTTACATGGAAGAGGGGGAAGTTGTAAAAACCGAAGAGGGAGAAGAGATTCTGGACGAAAGTAATAAAAAAATCTTCTTAAAAAGAATAGAATATAAAAATTTTATAACAGATTATACAGCGACCAGTTGGGACGATTTAAATTGGTTAGCTTTTAGATCTTATAAAACAAAAGCAGAGTTACTGGAATTGTTTGGCGAAGATGCAAAAGATTTAGAACCAGATTCAACGGACAATGATGGA